GATAACTTTTTATCCTCTATCTCTACATACGAAGGCTATGGAAAATCTGTATATAGAGAAAACAAACTAAGAGAAATTGCAGAGGCCGTTAATAGAATGGTTGAAGATGCTGAAGTTTTTACGATGCACGAAACAGAAAATTGGTTTGATAAAGTAACAGTTAAAAGAAATATGAAATCTCTTAAAGAATCCAATAAAACATTTCAAAAAACAGCAAATGAAATGCATACACTACAGCAAAGATTAGAATCAGTATATGAAGAAATTGGAAATGTTCTTGGTAGATATTATACTACTGGACAACAAGATGAAGCAGCTGAAGAATTAAAAAAACAATTAACTAAATAGGTTTTTATCATATGAAAAAAGGTTATAGAAAAAGAGTCAAGCATAATGACCCACCCGGGTTAGCAGTAACAGTCGAAAATAATAATGTTGAAGGAGCTATCAAACGATTTAAACGTAAAGTTAAGGATAGCCAAATGATGTTAGAGTTACAGGAGCGATCACATTATAAGAAGCCGTCAGAACTCAGACGCGAAAAAAAAGCATTAGGTAGACTTAGAGCTCAAAAACAAACTAGAGAAGGCAATAAAAGCTCTGGAATATATTTTTAAAAAAGACCCTATTAGCTTATTTTTTTTATCTTTTTGCGCATTTACTATATATTTATATTCATAAAAACAAAATACACTATTGACAATTCTGTCAACATATAGTGTACGTAATAGTAACTTAATTTATATTATACTTCCCAATAAGTATAGAATTCCTAGACAAATAATATTATAGGAGAAAAATAATGGATAACCTTTTAAAGGAAGCAATTGCTGACGCAAAAGCTGTTCGTGAGACTGCTTTAGCTAATGCAAAGATAGCACTTGAAGAGGCTTTCACACCGAAACTGCAAAGAATGCTTTCAGCTAAGCTAGCTCAAGAAGATGGCGAACCTGAAGCAGCAGAGGACGAGGATTTGGAAGAGCAGGCTGACACTGAGGAACCCATGGAAGATACTTCAGATTTGCCGGCAGAGGAATCTGGCGACGAAGCGTATGAAGATGACGGCGTAGAAGACGGAATGTCTGAAGACGAAGTCGATGAAAATGACGACATGGAAGAACCAATGGAAGACACATCTCCAATGGGCGAAGGCGAAGAAGCTGAAGAAGATGAAGATCTTGAAGAAGATGAAGACCTACCCGCTGAAGATGAACTACCTGCTGAAGAAGATGAAGAAGCGTATGAAGATGACGAACTTGATCTTGAAGCAATAATCCGCGAACTTGAAGCAGATGCTGAAGAAGATGAGGAACCTGTTGAAGAACAGTCTGATTCTTCTGATATAGGTGAAGATGATAACGTAGTTGAACCCGCCGAAGGCGATGATGAAGAAAAAGATGAAACTGATGATTCTTCCGCAGCCCCTGGCGCAGAAAATGAAGACGACGAAGTTGTTGACGACCTAGATGAAGGTGAGGAAGCTGAAGAGGATGAAGAGCCACTAGATCTTGAATCCATCATCAAAGAACTTGAAGATGAGATGGAAGGTGAAGAGGCTGAGGAGGATGAAGAGCCTGCTGAAGAATCCGCAAAAGCTAAACTTGCAAAAGTCAATGCAGATCTTGCTGAGCACAGAAAAGTAGTAAGATACTTGTCAAGCAAATTGCACGAAGTGAACTTGCTAAATGCTAAATTACTTTATACAAATAAGTTGTTTAGAGCACATTCACTTAAAGAAAACCAGAAACTTAGAGTTATCGAAACTTTTGATAGGGCTAAAAATCTTAGGGAAGTCAAACTTGTATTTACAACTATGGCAGAATCCTTTGGTTCCACACCCGGGAAAAAGCGTAGAATGACTGAAAGCGCAGCTAGCAGACCAACCGCATCTACTAAACCTAGTCGGAAAGTAATTACAGAAGGTCAAGTGTTAGCTAATCGTTTTAAAAAGTTAGCTGGAATTAAGTAATTTTAAACACATTATTATTGGAGAATAATCATGGCTAAAAAAGCAAATGCACATAAGCAGATCTCTAAGATGATGGATGAACATAATCCTTATCGTGACCAACAGCAAGTTGCCAAAGGTCTTACACGCAAGTGGAAGAAAACTGGTCTTCTAGATGGTATCGAGAATGAATATGAAACAGCAGGAATGGCTGTTCTTTTAGAAAACCAAGCGCGTCAGTTAATTGATGAAGCATCAAAAACTGGTACGTCTGCGAATTCTGAAGAGTGGTCAGGTGTTGCACTTCCTTTAGTCCGTAAGGTCTTTGGTGAGATTGCAGCAAAAGATTTTGTCAGCGTTCAGCCGATGAATCTTCCTTCTGGACTCGTCTTTTTCTTAAATTTCAAATATGGCACAGCACAACCTGGTTTTGCAGTTGGTGACCAAATTCATGGTACAACTAACGCAGCAGCAGACGCTTCTGGTGGACTTTACGGCGCAGGTCGTTTTGGATACTCGATTAATGAAGCAGCTACAGCAGCTATCGCATACGGTAGTTGTACAGACGCAGCAGCAACATGGGATGAAGTTAATTTCGACCCTGCACTCTCTGCATCTGTAGCAGCATCTAGTCCAGCTAAACTACGTAGTGTAATTGTTCCTCTGGGTGTAACCGATGCAGATCTCGAAGGCGCAAGAGCCTGGAAGATCGCGGCATCTGTTGGAGCTCATATAACAGCTTACTACCCAGCACATACTAGTGTTGACTCGTCTTACAATGCAAAATTCTTTGTTATTGGAACGACCTTAGCTGGTGGAACTGTAACAGTTACCTATCATAAGGCACCCGCTGATGTTAGCAGAGGCGACTTTGAAGAAGCCACTGTTGGTACTGATGTTGGTATTCCTGAAGTTGATGTTTCCCTGAATTCTGAAGCGATTGTCGCTAAGACTCGGAAACTGAAAGCTATCTGGACGCCTGAATTCGCTCAAGACCTTAACGCCTATCATTCAATCGACGCAGAAGCTGAATTGACTTCTATGTTAAGTGAATATATTTCGATGGAAATCGATCTTGAAATACTTGACATGTTGATCAAAAATGCTCTTACTACAGAGTATTGGTCAGCTAAAGTTGGTTTTGAATATGATGGCGCAGGTGGAGCAGAATCAGATTGGGCCGAAGTTTCTGGAGCATCTAATGCATATACTAAAGGTGACTGGTATCAGACACTTGGTATTAAAATGCAGAAGGTCAGTAACAAGATTCATCAAAAAACCTTGCGCGGTGGAGCAAACTTTGCAGTTTGTGGTCCAGACGTTGCAACGGCAATTGAATCTATTCCTGGCTATGCCTCAGATTCTGATGGTGACTCCGCAAGTTTCGCAATGGGTGTGCAGAAAATTGGAATGCTCAACAATCGTTGGACAGTCTATAAAAACCCTTACATGCTACAGGATACAATCCTGATGGGCTTTAGGGGTGCTGCATTCTTAGAAACTGGCGCTGTATACGCACCATACGTGCCTCTTATCATGACTCCTCTGGTATACGATCCTACAAACTTTACTCCACGTAAAGGTGTAATGACTCGTTATGCTAAGAAGATGGTAAGACCTGAATTCTATGGTAAAGTTGTTGTTGCTCATAGTAACCACATCTAAATCTTAGATTAGATCGCTAAGCAAATTAGGGGATGGATATTTTATATCTGTCCCCTTTTTTATTGTATAAGATATTTATTATTGAATAAAGCGCTTTAATGTTACATAGGAGAAACAGCCATGGCTTTAAAATGGGATGGTAACCCGGGAGCAATAGATGGAGCTACTCCGTTTGGATTTTATGATGCAGAGACAACATATCAAACGGATGGGCCAAAGGTTGCTACGTGGTGTGCCAATAGATTGGGATATCCAATACAGGATGTAGAATTGATTTCTGGATCTTTTTATTCAGTTTTTGAAGAGAGTGTAACAGAATATTCGTCCCAAGTTAATCAATTCAATATTAGAGAAAACATGTTAGCACTATCTGGTGCAGAAACAGGTTCAGATTTTACACATAGAGAAATATCGCCTTCATTGGGAGGAATGATAACTACAGCTGAAAATTATGGTACTGAAGCAGGATCTGGTGGAAATGTGGACTGGAAAAAAGGATCAATAGATGTAGTTTCTGGATCGCAAGATTATGATTTAGATGCATTATGGGCAAATGTTTCAGAAAGTAGTGCTGATATAGAGATAAAGAGAATTCATCATGAAGCACCTCCAGCCGTAGTTAAGTATTTTGATCCATTTGTTGGTAGTACATTTGCAAACCAAGGAATGTTGGATATGTTTGGATGGGGTAATTATTCTCCAGGGGTTCAATTTGTAATGTCTCCATTATATGCAGACATACTTAGATTACAGGCTATAGAATTTAATGATCAAATTAGAAAATCAGGATATAGTTTTGAATTAATCAATAATAAATTAAAAATTTTTCCAATGCCAACAGCCGATATTAAACTTTGGTTTGAATATATTGTAACGAAAGATAGATCTAATCCATTAAAAACAGCAGCAGGTAGAGCTTCTGATTATTCAAATGTTCCATATGCAAATATGAAATATACAAATATTAATGATGTTGGAAAGCAATGGATAAAGAAATATACTTTAGCGTTATCTAAAGAGTTACTTGGGGCAATTAGAAGTAAATATGCAAGTATTCCTATTCCTGGATCTGAAATAGCATTAAATGGTGCAGATTTAAAACAAGAAGCTCAAACAGAAAAAGACGCGTTAATAGAACAATTGAGAGAAAATTTATTAGCAGCAGCAAGAAGGGCACAATTAGAAAAAGACAAAGAAGAATCGGAAAATCTTATGGAAACTCTAAAGAGAGTACCATTAAAGATTTATATTGGATAGTTAAATGGCACAATTTGTTAGCCAAAGAGATGTAGACTTTTTTGATGGACTAAATTCTGAACTTATAGATTCCATTATAGATACTAAAATTAATGTTTTTAAAGTATCTCTTCATGATACAGAAGTTAATTTGTATGGTGAATCTATGAGTAAAGTTTTTTTTCCAGGAGTAACTGTTGGGTGTTTGATTACACCAGAAGATTCAGCGGTGGAGATGGCAGAGTATGGTTCAGATATTGATCAAGCAGCTTCTTTTGCATTTCATAGAAAGACATTACAAACTCAGAATTTATATTTGGAAATTGGTGATATAATAGAATGGAATAGTGGATACTACGAAGTAAATAATATTATTGAAAATCAATTTATAAGTGGACAAACCACACATAGTCATTCAATATTATGCACAACCCATTTAACTAGAAAAAGCAAGCTTAAGCTAGAACAAATTCGTTCTAGTGGAACTTTAACAAACATATAGGATAAGAAATGGCTCATGAAAATATACGCGTAACAGTTTTACCTAAAAGTCAGTATGAGATATCTACTGGTAAAGCTAAAACTACGAATAGAGCTAAAATTAGATCTAGAAAAGATGATAAGTTAGGTGATTATTCAGTAGGATTCTATCAGATAGATGACGCAATAAAATATTATTTTGATAATGTTATTAAGCCTACAGTTATAGAGGATGAAGAGATGATTGCAGTTCCAATAGTGTATGGTTCTCCTGAGCGTTGGAAAGCTATACAGAGAGATGGGTACTATAGAGATCCTAAAGGAAAAGTTATTCTTCCACTACTAATGTATAGAAGAACTAGTATTGCTAAAAATGAGTCTATTCCAACAAGCGCTATGGATGCAAATAATCCACAACTATTTTATACTTTTCAAAAGAAATATAATACACGGAATAAATATGATAAATTTTCAGTTTTGCAAGGAATAAGTCCATCACAAGAATTTTATAATATCATTATGCCAAAATATGTTACATTAACGTATGAAGCAATAGTTTTTACTGAATATTTGGAACAGATGAATAAGATAGTAGAAGCTATTCATTATAGTGAAGGTGCATATTGGGGAGACGAAGAGAAATTTAAATTTAGATGTAATATAGAAAGCTTTGATAATGCAATAGAAATGGATGCTGCAGGAGATAGATTAGTTAAAACAACATTCAATATGACATTTTTAGGATATATTATTCCTGATTCTATAAATAAAGAAATAAATATGGAAGATCCAAATCCAGTATCTTCATATAGTCCATCTTCTGTTTTTATATCTGCAGAAGTAGATAATGTTTCATCACAATTTGCAGTTGCTCCATCAGCAGAAGGAGCGGCACAAGCTACTCCAGGTGGAATACCATCTGTTGCTGTATCTAGTGAAGCTATTTTTGGTACATTTCAACCTGTTTATGATTATTTACAGGCAGCAAATGAGATAACTGGATCAATTGTTAATTCAGATAATATAATATTTGAAAGTTGTAGTTTAATAGAGCCACCATCAGATTTAAGACCAGCAAATACCTCAGATTTTATGGTTTTTGTTAATGGTCAAAGAGCTACTGATGATTCAGTAACATTAATTCAAGAATCTTTAGTTGGTGGTACGTCTCATT